AAGAAGCTGTAGAAAAAATTAAAAAGGGTAAAAAACCTTACAGACAAAAACGTAGAGAGGATAGGGCAAATCGTTATCAGTTATTACAGCGTGCTAAGAAAGTTGGATTAGAGCCATTACCTTCACGTAGACCTACCAATAATGAAAGACGTAAGTGGATAGAAAGATTAATTGAATTAGAAGAAGCGTCTAAGAAAGACCATACTCGTCAGCAGTAATATTATATTTCTCAAATATCTCTGACATTTCCATTGATATTGCAAACATATCTGCAACATCTATATCTTTGATTTCTTTTTGAACAACTGTATCAGCAGGAGCTATTTTACTACAGATAAATCCCAAGAGTTCGTTATTTGCTTCTGAAATCTTACGAACTTCAACGACCATCTTATATAATTTTTTTACTAAATCTTCCATTAAATTTTTACAGTTCTTGCGAAATTTGAAGATGCTGGCATCTTCTTACTACCTATTATACGCATTTTAGTTTTTAATTGCGACTCCAATTTTTTAGAAAATGCTTCCATAGCTTTATCAAAGTCATTTCCTAGTAAATTATCATCTGTTAAAATTGCACCTCCTGCAATTTCATCTTCTGTAAAAAACCATTTACGTATTTTAGCTGTTTTTCTATTGCTTCTTGCTTGACCTGTTAAATGTAATGCACCGTAATTAGCTCTAGGTTTTCCATAAGGATTGCTTCTTCCTAGTTTTGATTCATCAGATTTTATAGTTACACTCATATCCTTTTTATTAGTTAACACCTTTGAAATACTGCGTTTTAAATCACCGTAAAATACCATTTGTGGCTCAGAACCTTTACCAGCTTTATTTTTTTCTCTTTGATATTTAGCTGTATATTGTGGATAAGGATTTCCATTTATATCTTTATTATTTTTAAAGGCGTTGTCAACTTTCTTTTTTGCAGCTTTCCCTAATGGACGTATCAAACTATTAAAAACCATTTTTTCCAAATTGGCTTTCTTAAGTTTTTTAAAAGTGACGTTACTCTTGACTGTTACTTTCATCTTCGACTACTAACGTTTGGTTTACTGATTTATTTTCTTCAATTATTTGTTTAGCGTCATCTACGCTTAAGTCTTTATTATCTTCTGCTAATAATTGAGCTTCAGTAGTTAAGTTATGTTTTAGTTTATATTCGTTTAACATAATCTTATCTTGTGTAGTCATCGGATATTCAACCTCAGAGAAGTCTACTTTAAACTGAGAAACTTCAGGTAATCCAAGATTGTTGATTTGAGATAGAGCATATTCTACTCTATAAAAGTCTTTTTCGTATTGGCGATATAATTCTTTATCATCGATAAAATCTTCGTGGCGTTCTAAGTCTTTAATCATTAAAGATATACCACTTGGTACTTCCCCACCTGATTGTGCGAAAGTAACGAATAGATGATTATTTAATGCTACTAACTCTATTTGCCATTTAATGTTTTCTATTACATCTCTAACATTGCCCTGTGGAGATACAATATTATAATTACTTCCTTCTGGAAGTGTTAAAATTTCATCTGAACCTGCTCTTACATTGCTATTATCAGAAATAAGTCCAGTTACTACTGGTTGCCCAAACATTTGGAATCGTAGTCCTAATTGCATTTCAGTCATTGTAATATTGATATGCTCATTAGCAGATACTAAGTCTGATGCACCTTCTACAAAGAAAGAGTCTAATTGCTCTTCTCTATGTGTAAATACAAAAGGTAATACACCTAAGTTGTGCTGTACCTCTTCAAGAATATCACCATTCTCATTGAACTTTAAATGTAATTCGCTATCCCAATACGCATACATTAGCTCATCTGTATCAGATAAGTCTGCGTGTCCGTGCATCATTGGATATACAATAGCTTCAGGTCTGTATGGATTGTCACCAAAGTATGGCTCAAAATAATAAATAGGACGATATTCAAAGCGTTCTTCTAACTCATCATACATTACATAAGTTGCAGTAGAACCAAGTAAACGAGTCATTCGTTCCATTTGTTTCATACGAGCATTTTTTACAGAGGTTAAATCTAAATATCTATCGCTTACATTTCTTTTAGCACCGATAGTATAAATCTTAGACATACGATTGACGAATTTTTTCACGATGTTAGTATTGTAATGAGGAATCTCTTGGAATGCGTCAGATTTAAAATATCCTTCGATGTATTGTTCGGTTAAAGAACCTGAATAATAGTCTAAAAACTTTCTTACTTCTTCTCTACGAGCTTTCGCTTGTTCTTCTTTAAAGTTAGTTAATGAGTCTTGTATAATTTCTCGTGCTGTTAAAACCATCAAAGTATTCCTTTTTATCGTGATATTCTTCCAATGAAGTTACTTCTAATTGGAAATCTATTCAATATAAAATATCGGAAGGCATCGCAACCGTGTTCATAGAATCCATCTTTGATTGGATTATTAGAGATAGCTTTCCCTTCTACTGCTTCTGGGAATCTATATCCCTCGAAATCTTCTGCAATACCTACGCATTTTTTATCGACTTTAATTCTTCGCAATCCATCTGCATTTTCAAAAAAACCACGACAATAACTAACACCAGATTGTATATCTCTGGATAATTTATCCATACGATACTCTACGAAAATTCCGTGATTTCTTAAAATATGTATATCCCCTAATCCAGATTGTCCTTGAACAAAACTACCTGCAGGGTCACCATAATAAGTAATCACAGGATAATTCTTTCTCTTTATCATCTCTGCAAGTTTATCAGTTGGAATATTGCGTTCGTGAATAATTTCATCAATGATATTGATATGCCAATTTCCATCTTGCTTATAGGTTTGAAACCATAATACCGAAGGCATTCTAAATCCAAAGTCCATTGAACAATAAGTAGGTAGGTTTTCTTGATATGGAACATCTCCTACATCTTTCTCTCTATCAAACGGATATACTCGTCCTTCCATAGAAGTAAATTTGGCTGCGAACTCTTGGTCGAATAATTCTTTGGACATATTTCTTTTTCTTTCCATTAAGAAAGAATCTTTCTCGCCTTCTGGAAATGCGTGTTCGTTTTCCCAACTTGGAGATTGCACTGAATACCACTTGTCATCTGTTTGCCCTAACAAGTACAAATCATATATCCAATTAAACCCTTCAGGTGTAGTAATAAAAATAGCTTTCCCTTTTCTGTCAATAAGGGTAGGAGATAAATACATATCCCAAATCTTTCTTGGCATCTTTGCTGCTTCATCAATAATTAATAAGTCTACACCCTCACCAACAAGAGAGTCTGGATTTTCACAAGACATACCTTCTACGGTTGTTCCCCACTTGAATTTGATATACTGTTCTTTTTCTGATGCTCGTTCAATATCATTTGCTTTCCCTGCTACCATATCTTTCCATACTTCACGAAACATTAATCGTGATTTCTTATAAGATAATCCAACAAGCCAAATCTTTTGATTCGGTTGTGCTGCATAAAATTCTGCTTCACGGAATGCTGCAGTAGTTTTTCCATATCGTCTACCACAAATATTTACAAAATAAGAAGCACCTGCTTTCTCTGGGAAGTGTAATTTACGCTGACCTGCGTGAGGTTTATAGTTCATATAATCGAACCATTTTTGCTTGAACTCAAACTCTTTAATTTTCTTTGACATTCTAATTGTGATTAATTTAATTCATAATTAACTTAATGTCATATAATAATCCACTTAAGGAGTAAAAATGTCTGAATTAGAACAGAATACAGCCGTTGAGGAAGCTGTAAAAGAACCTCAAGTCAGTCAAGACGAAAAAAAGACAGAACAAGCTGTTCCATATTATCGTTTTCAGGAGCTGGTAAAAGAACGAAATGATTTAAAATCAAAAGTTCAAGAAGTAGCTACTGCACAGGAAGAACAGCGTAAAAAGACTTTAGAAGAGCAGGGCGAATACAAAGCTCTCTTAATTGAAGAACAGAATAAAAATAAAGAGTTAGAAACAAAGTTTAGCGAAGTTTCTGAATCTTTTAATCAGTATGTGACTCAAGAAAGAGATTCTCTTCTGGGTAAAATTCCTGAAACGAAAAGAGAAAAATTTGAGAAGGTAGATGATTTATCTCTTTTGCGTGACATAGTTTCAGAATTTGAAACACGAGCTGGAGTTAATGTAGGACAAGTTGAAAACAAAGTTTCCGTTACAAAGTTTAAAGGAAACCCTTTCAACGAGTTAGATAATAATTCAAAGCGTAGGAGTTCGCATAAGGACTTAATAAGTCATTACCTTAAGAAAAAATAACATTTTTAAAACTTAAGGAGAGTACATAAAATGGCAAATGTAACTACAACAACTGCTGCTAATTTTATACCAGAAATGTGGAGAGATGCGATTCTTGATTATGCTGAAAGAAAATTTCAGTTAAGAAATCAAGTATTAGACTTTTCATCAATGGTACAAAATGGTGGCGACATACTTAATATTCCTAAAGTAGCTGAAGAAACTGCTGCTGCAAAGTCTGCTGACACTGCAGTATCATATTCTGCTAATACTGACGGAGTAATTCAATTATCATTAGACCAACACCAATACGAAGCGAAAAGAATCGAGGACATCGTAAGAGTTCAAGAATCTGCAGACCTATTTAATGCTTATGCAAAATCAATGGGTTACGCTTTAGCTAAGAAAGTAGAAAACTACTTAGCTGTTAATATTATCCAAGCTGCTACAGGTAACGATGTTACTTTAGCAACTGATAATACCCCTACAACTGCTGAAGTTAGAAGTGGCTTACAAAAACTTCTTGATGCAGGTTTTGACTACACAGATGGAGAAACATTCTTTTATGCTTCACCAGCTATGTATATGAACCTAATGGGCTTAGGTGATTTCACTGAAGCACAAAAACGAGGAGATAGTGCTAACCCACTTGCTTCTGGTAGCATTATGGAAATTTATGGTATGCCAGTTATCGCTTCAACAGACTGGGACGATGATGGTGGTACTGGAGATGAGTCTGGTTCTATTTTCAATAGAAACGGAATCTACTTTGCACAACAAATAGCACCAAGAGTACAGTCAGCTTATGACATTGACCACTTGGCTACATCTGTTGTTGCAGATGTCTTGTTTGGAGCTGTGTTATCACACGCTGCATCAAGCACTTCATTACCAGTTGTTAACTTCGTTAACCCGTAATGAGTTAGATTGAGGGGGATTAAGTTCCCCCTCATAACTTTAATTATTAATAGGGAAAAGAAATGGCAAATTTTACATCAGTCCATACAGGAGCAACTATAGATGCGTCTGTTACTATCATCAGTGGTAGTGGGGTTACACAATCCGATTTAACGAAATTAAACGCAGTTACTTCATCTGCTGTTGAGTTAAACATATTAGATGGTGTTACTGCTTCTACTGCAGAGATAAATATATTAGACGGTCTTACTGCTTCTACAACAGAATTAAATTATTTAGATGGTGCAGATTCAAGTATTACTACACTTAGCTTACCTGATAACACAACAATTACAACTTTTGGTGCGTCACTTATTGATGACGCAGATGCTGCAACTGCACGAACTACTTTAGGAGTAGATGTAGCAGGTACAGACAATTCTACAGATGTCACTTTAGTAACGACATCACACGATTATTTATCCTTATCAGGACAAGCTATTACATTAGGACAGATTGATATATCTGACGATACCAACTTAGTAGGTGGAGATGGACTTGCATTAACTGGAGATACTTTATCAGTCAATGTAGATGATTCATCTATTGAGATTAATTCTGATACTTTACGAGTAAAAGCATCTGGCGTAACCAACGCTATGTTAGCGAATAGTTCTGTGAGCTATGGTGGAGTAAGTGTAGCTCTTGGAGCAAGCGATGCAACACCTGCTTTTGATTTATCTGATGCAACAAGTTTACCGATTGTAGCAGGTACTACTGGCACACTAAGTGTAGCAAGAGGTGGTACTGGAGCTACTACTGCAAGTGGAGCAAGAACAAACTTAAATGTTGATGTTGCAGGTACAGACAATAGTACCGATGTAACACTTGTTACTACTTCACACGATTATCTTTCACTAAGTGGACAAGCAGTAACGCTTGGACAAATAGATATTAGTGATGACACAAATTTAGTTGGTGGAACTGGTATTACACTTACTGGTGACACTTTATCAACCACAGATAGCGAGATTGTACACGATAATCTATCAGGGTTTGTTGCTAACGAACATATAGACCATTCAGGCGTATCTATTACTGCAGGTGCAGGTTTAACTGGTGGTGGCGATATTACTTCAACAAGAGATATTGCAGTAGGAGCAGGAACTGGTGTTACGGTTAATGCAGACGATGTTGCCATTGGACAAGATGTTGCAACAAGTGCAGATGTAGAGTTTAACTCTGTAACTGCTGATATTATTGGAGATATACGAGGTGCTACAAAATTTAGTGCGAAAGCAGATGTTGCCTTAAATAAAGGTGACGCAGTATATATATCAGGGGTTAGTGGAAACACACCAACCGTTGATATAGCAGATGCAAACGACGCTTCTAAAATGCCTTCATTTGGATTAGCAGGTAGTTCAGTAAGCATAAATGCATCTGTAGAGATTTTTACTTTTGGTACGCTACCAGGATTAAACAGTTCATCATTTAGTGTTGGAGATATTCTTTATGTTAGCACTAATGGAACTTCAGGTAACACTTTAACTGCAACCAAGCCAACTGGAGAATCTTCTTTATTACAAAATATTGGTACAGTGCAACGCAGTCACGCTTCTGCTGGAAGTATTAAAGTTGGTGGTGCAGGTAGAACTAATGCTACACCAAACTTAGATGATGGAGATATATTTATTGGAAATGGTAGTAACCAAGCAGTAAGTGCTGCCTTGAATACAAAGATTCAAGATTATTTAAATACTGGAGTAAACTTACCAAGTCCTACTTTTAGTGGAGATATAGATTTTAACGATGCTAATACACCTTCAATAGATTTAACAGATAC